GGCTGGCCACGGGCCTCTTGGAATGAGTGCAGGAAGCTGTCCCGTGGGGTGGCGATGTTCATCGACCGGGCGTACTGGGAGTAGAAGATGCTGGCGGCCACAAGGGCTACAGCGACGATTGCGAGGTGGAAGTTGCGCATGTCAGTGTCTTTCGGCTGCGTGGTCAGCAAGCGCCGAAATGAAATTGGCGACATAGCGGGTGGCGGTGTCGTCAAGGCCGTCGGATATGGCTGACGGTGGGTCGTTGTGGTCAACGTGGGTGAGGTGGCAGATGGCTACCGTCCAGAGGGCAGCGATCTCTTGGCCGCAGTCCTCGGGGCCACGGGCTATGAAGCTGGCGAGGCCGGGTGTGTGTTCGATGGGCTTGTTTTCCATGAACGAACGGAAGGCCCAGTACCAATCGTGAACAGCGTCACGGCACAGGCTGGCCGAGACGAGGGCGTCGCATAAGTCGAGAGCGTCCTCGTTGAAATCCCACAGGGCTTGCTGCTTGTCGGGGAGTTCGTCGGAGAACGTCTCGCATAGACTGAGGGCCAATTTATCTTCAAAGGGCATGTCGGATGAGCCGCGTGGCTCGTCGGCTTCGACGACGCGATCCATTGTCTCGCTTATGAGCTGGCGGACTTCGGGTGCGCTGCCCTTGGGGATATTGGCGATGATCTTGATTTTCTGTTCGTCGTCGTCTTCGCTGTCAGAGATGATGAAGGCGACGACGGCGTTGGGTTCTGGCTGCTCGGTGAGCGCGGCCTTGAGTTCGGCGATCAGTCGGTCATTCAGCTTCATCGTCTTGTCCTCCCGTGACGTAGCCGTGGTGTGCGAGCCAGCCGCGGTAGAGGTCGGCAAAGTCCTGTAGGTAGAGAACGACGTAACTGTCGTGCGTGGGCTGGCGGGACTTGCGGTTGATGACGACCGGGCGGTCGAGGCCGCAGTTCTTTCGGGCTTGCTGCATCCAAGTGTCGACCGACAGGCGTTCGTGACGCTTGGCTTCAATGGCGAGACCGGGTGTGCCTGTTATGTCGGGGAGAGCTTCGCCGCGTCCGCCGCCGGAGAGGGGCGTGCGGTAACAGTCGAGGCCGCAGATAGTGTTGAAGTAGGCGGCCAATTCGCGTTCGTAGGCATCGCCCTTTTGTTTGGCGCCGCGTCCTTTAACCAATGTCTAACTCCTTCCTGCACCGTTTGCAGAAGTAATGGTTTCTTGGGCGGCGCTTTGTGCTGCCGCAGCGCATGCAGGGTCGACTCCAAAGAGCTGGCCGGCGTGGCTGGAACTTGGCGCCCGGATACTGGCGAAGACCAAGCTGGACGTGGAGGCGCTTGACCGTGTCCGTGCAGCAGCCGAGGTGGCTGGCTTGCTCGGGTAGTGGGTCAGCGACATGGGCACGGAGCCAGTCCTTTTCATCTTCGGAAAGTATGCGCTTGGGCACCGCCGCCTTCCTGCTTGTTGGTGTAAACTTTATTTACACCTTTTCAGCATGGCAAGCAAAATCTCTGTGGATCGCGGACCGACCCCCAAAGGGAGGGGAGCGCCGGCAGATGAAGGCGTGACGCTCCGGGGGAGCGTCTAAGCCGTGGCAACCTAAGTAAAAGCTCCGGGGGAGCTTTTGCGTAACGGCTCGACTTCCTGTGGGGTTTATCGCTAGTGTCTTTTTGAGAGAGGAAGCTGGCGCTTCGGCTACCCTGTGCATTCATTTTCGTGTCTTGGCCAGCACACTGGCGCACTAACAAGAGCTGAAATAGTGTAAACTATTGACAGCGTTTTCGGCCTGTGCCCTTATATAGATAACTGGTTTTTAGGTAGTAGTTGTTTCGCTAACGATCCCCCGGATCGTTCGCTTCATCCAGTTGGTCGTACAGCTTTTTGCTCCCCTTGGGGTCCGCAAAAAGAACCGCTTTAGTTCTTCTTCGTATCTACGTGCCTCTTGGGTCTTTGCTGGATAGTGCATCAAAATTTCCGTAAAAAATTTGAGACAATTTCTGACGCATCTGCGCGTGAGAGCAACCGTGCGGCGGAGCCGCAGCTGGCTGCTTACGTGGATCAGATTAGGGAGCTGATGGGGCCAGCGAGGGTCACTTATCTTGGCCCCCGACGATTAGACCCCACTCGACAAGCAAAGGCACGGGAACCCGAAGACGCTGGCTGATTGCAAGCAATGGGTCTGGCTGGCTCGTGAACCGTGGGTCGGTCGCCAAGGCGAATGCCGCTTGCTTCGCGCTCATCGTGCTGTGAAGCGTTGGCCGCCACTCACGGTCGCCCAGCGCTTGGCCAAGATAGTAGCTGCGCTCCGTGATTGGATTGGCCTCCCGTACCTTCCCGTAACTAATCTGTGTCACCCGGTCGAGAGGCGTGGCAATGCTGTGCGTCAGGCCAATCGCCTGATACGGCGTGCAGGCCACGCCCTTTACGTTCTGCTGTACCTTTTCGTCGTGGTCCCATATGGCGTGCTTGCGCTGGGCCATGGCCTCGTCTTGGTAGACTGGCTTCACGAAAATCTGCGTCGATATGTTGGTCAGCGCGTGGCTGGACCCAGCCTCAGTAGCGTGGCCATCCGCTCCGGGCTTGTTGCTATGGTGCAGCCACACGACGCACAGCCCAGCGCGTGTGAGCTTTTGCGTGAGCACGTTGTAGGCTGTCCACTCGCTGGCCTCGTTCTCCTTCAAGCCGGGGAAGTGTGAGCGAACGGTGTCGAACACGACGATGTCGGGCGAGTGTACTTTTAAAAGTACAGCTAGGTAATCCAACCCGGCCTTGGTCGTGAGGTTCAGCGCTGTGTCCATCATGCCATCAGGTCCGGGCACGCTACCCGGCAGGACGCGCAAGTTGTCTCCACTGTTACCGATCAGCGAAAACCGACGCAGTCGATCTGCGATCAAGTGAGGGTTGTTCTCCGGGTCCAGCACCAAGGCGCGTGGCGTACTTTGGATTTGCCATGGGCCAACAAAGCTGCCGAGCTTGGTCGGGTCGCACGCTGCCTTTAGCAGCATCATCAGGAGTTCGCTCTTACCGCTGCCCGAGTACCCGGCGACCATCGTCGCCTTGCCGGGTTCAAGTATTGTCTCGACATAGGCTGGCTTGCGAGGGGGCAGGGCATCGATGAACTTCTCAGACGTTGCGTCCGACAGGTAGCCGACGATTGGCTTGGGCGGTTCTTCTTCCTCCTCCTGCTCGCCGTGCAAATCGGGGTGGTTCTCCAGATCCGCACGCCACAAGCTGTCGACGATAATTTCTGTCTGGGTGCCGGCGTATTTCTCGTGATCCCAGTAGATGGCGCCCAGCCGCTTGGCCTCGTCTAGCACCCATTCCTTGTCCCGGCGCTCGTGGATTAGCTGTCCGACGACAAACTTCATGGTGTTGTTGCGCTCGCCCTTGGTAATTTGCTGGCCTTGGCATTTGGCCATCAGCCACTCCTCGGCAGTCTGGCCTTTGACCGCGTATTCAGTCAGGTCGAGGTCGCTAATCTTTGGCCCATCGCTGACGGGTGTGGGGGCGGTCAGCCCCGGAAAGGGCGGTAGCTCGTCAACGGAGCTGCGGCTTAACCATTTCAACCCCGTGCTCGGCGGTACGCGTACCTGCCCACCGTCTCCTCTGAGGTCCAGTCCAGCTATGCCTTTACTGGCGGCGTTGCGTACTTCTTCGCCCGTATGGCTGAACCAATAGTGCCATCCCTTTGAGGTCTGGACGACCATAGGGGTGGCGGTGAGGCCGATGCTGGCGGCGTAATCACGCGCCTCCGCTGTGTCGCAATCGACCACGACGATACCAGACAGGCCGCCCGTAATGACGCCGATGTCCAGCTGGACTGGCTTGGGCCAATGTCGCCTTGCCTTGTAGCTGTTGCTTAACCACGGGCGTCCAGTGTGAACGCCGCCCTCCTCTCGCAGCCACTCAGGCGGCTCGGGGCTTTGAAAATAATCAGCAATATCAAGCAGATCGTCCTCTGTTTGACGGACGTCGTGCCAGACCTTCCATTGGTGAGCCGGGATCTTCTCGCCTTTCCTTAACGCGAGGACTTGCAACCCCTCCTCGTGCAGCTCCAGTGCGACGTCAATCCAGTTCTCCATGTGCATCGTCCTCCTCGATATAATCCTTCGGGTCCAACCCGGCAGCCTTGCAAATCCTGACAAGGTCCGCGATCCGCATGTCCCGTGATCTGCGCCAGTGGTAGGTGGCCGTCCTAGACCGTCCCGCCAACGCTGCAAGCTGGGGCATTCCCCCGACCGCTTTCACTAACTTGTCGAATGCGAGCATTTTTTCCTTGCCTTCTTATTTTTTCTGCTGGATAAAGTGTAGCGTTTTTTGACACCTACCGCGAGAGGACGCAAGCGAAAATGTCATTACCAATTAGATCAACGTCGAGCATCGCCATCGACGAACCTAGTAAGTCGCTGCTCTATGCGCATATGGGCTGGGGCAAGACTTACACCGCCCGTTACTTTGCTGACGCCTACGGCAAGGGGATCATTTTCTCCGGCGAGGCGGGGCTGAAAAGTCTCCAAGACGTGGAGATTGACTACGTCTCGTTCACTGGCTGGGAGCATGCAGAAGGCGACGGGGTCGCGTTCAAGGATTTGCTGAAGATGATGCGCAGCCCCGAGTTCAAGAAGGCGGGGTACAAATGGATCATGTTAGACAGCTTGACCGAGCTGTCAGACATCATCTTCCGCCACTACGACAAGCTGTACGGGGACGCCAACGGCTTCAAGGTCTGGGCCGACTACGGCAAGGCCATCGAGGGCACGTTGCGGATGATACGCGACCAAAACGACTACCACGTTGTCGTTACCTGTCTCGCGAAAGAAGAAAGCGATAATAACGGGGCCACGCATTACTGGCCCCAAGTGCAGGGCAGTAAACAGGGCAAGAAAATCCCGGCGATTTTCGACAACGTATTCTGCGGGGCCAAGATCCCCGTCAAATCGAGCGACGGGCCGCCCGTCATCCAGAGGGTCATCTACACGGACGAGATCAATGGCTGGCACGGCAAGGTCCGTGACCCTTACGGCGCCGCACGGCCTGTCGAGGAGACGGGCAACATCGTCGAAATCATCAAGCGTATTCAAACCGGAGACAAGAAATGAACTTAACCTTTTCCGACCTTGACCTGTCAGGTGTAAGCGAAAGCAGCTCGCTGGGCATTGGCGTTCACGTTGTTACGATCACCGACGCAAAATTTGGCCCCCGCAATCAGGGTGAGCGCCCTGTCGTGGAACTGGAGCTGAATGCTGGTGGCGCGACTTACACAGACACCCTTCGCGTCTTTAGCGAAAGCGAGGCTGGTGCGCGGATCAGTCAGCAGCGCCTCAAGCAGTACCTTGTGGCCACAGACCACGACGACCCGAACAACCCCGACGACATCGGCTGGTTCAAGGGCAAACGCTGCAAGGTAAAGATCGAACCGGGCAAGGCTTTCGTCCGAGACGACGGAAGCACGGGCAACTACAAGAACGTGACAGCGGTGTACAAGCCAGACGCGGAAGTCAGCGACGTGGTTAAGCCAGCGGCTCAGTCGGTTTTGTCCATCGCCTCCAAGCCGACATTTGACGACGAAATCCCGTTCTAAGTTATGTCCGAAATCGCCGAGACCATACTCACCGCCATCGACGAAGGCTTTGTGGGCAGACGCAAGTCAAAGCCACGCGCCTATATCGGTGGGTCGAACATCGGCGGCCCTTGTGATGCCGCGTTATCCTTCTCTCTGCGCGGCTTCCCCGACGATGAGCCTCCCCCTAAGACGCAAAGAATATTTGCGTTGGGCCATGCGCTCGAAGACCTCATCGTCTCTGATCTCAAGCAGTCGGGGATCACCGTCTTTGACCGTGACCCCGAGACAGACTGGCAGTTTGCCGTACAAAAATACGGGGGCCACATACGTGGTAACTTCGATGGCCAGATTGAGGTGGCCGACGGCGAACTGGCACTGCTTGAGATCAAAACCATGAACGCTGCTAAATGGCGTGCGTTCGTGAAGAAGGGGGTGGCCGAGAGCCACCCCCAATACTTGGCACAGATGCAAACCTACATGGGTCTCGGCAACTTTGAACGGGCTGTCCTCCTCGCCTACAACAAAGACACGTCCGAGCTTCACGCGGAAGTCGTTGAGTTTGACGAGATTGCCTACCACGCACTGATAGCGCGAGCTGAACGTGTGATGGGCGGCATTGCTCCTAGATGCTCCGACAACGAAGACGACTTTCGTTGCAGGTTTTGCTTCAAACGGGGTGCGTGCCGTGGAGGCAAGTTGCCAGAGAAAGACTGCGCAACTTGTCTCCACTCTATTTGCCAAGACGACGGTCGTTGGTACTGCAATTTAAAGTCCGAGACAGCACAGGAGCTTTGCGATGACTATTCAGTTTGGGAGCCAAGTGCTGACTGAGGAAGACCTCATCGAGCACCCGCACCACTACGCCAAGAACGAAATCGAGCCGATTACGTTCATCATGGGCAACGACCCCGAAGGCATGTACGCCCGTGGCGCCGTGATTAAGTACGTCAGTCGTGCTGGCCAGAAGTCATATGACGGTATGTCGACAAAACAGTCAGAGATCGCTGACTGGAAAAAGGCTATGCGCTACTGCGAGATGCGCATCAGGCAGCTCGAAGGCAAGCCCGTCGTCTAGTCGCACAGCTGCTGGTGCAACAGGTTATGTTCCAGCACCTGTCGCTTTGTTTCCATTGTGTCGCCCACGGCTGGATAGATGTAGCCGTAGACCTCACAAGCGTCACTGACGGAACCAGCCGCCCTGCCGCAACCGTTCGTCAACGTCAGCGTCGCTGCTAGTGCGAACGCTGCGCTCAATATCCTGCGCATGGCGTTTGATGGCCTCCAGCTTTTGCTTGGCTCGCTTGTCTTGGTGGCGCTTGCTGTCTCGACGGCCAGCTAGATAAACGAAAAGACCGAAGGCCGCCGCTATTGCGGCTGCACCTCCGGCGATAAGTTGTTGGATCAGCATTATGTCCATTTAAAACTCCGTGGTGCCGTAGGTGGTTCGCTTGTACGCGCTTCCGCCGACGCCACTGGACTTGCCTTCGACCGGCTTCAGATCGACCAAGGCCTCCTTCAGCGCCCGGTTGCCGCCCAGTAATGGCGTGCGACCTACCACCTCTCGGATGGCCTGACGCTGCTTGCCGGGAGTGCCTTCGCCTCCCATGGCTTCGCCAGCCGCATCCTTAGCGCCTTCAGCGATTTTGAGCGTGTCGTTGAATAGGCCGAACGTCGGGCCAAGGATTGTCTCGGCGATCCTTTGCTGGCCGTAAGCGCCGTTGTCGGCCTGCTCTGCTGTCGTGCGGAAGATGTCGCCAAGCAGGCCGAGACCGCCTGCCTGCATGAAGGACTGCATGTACCAGCCTGCCATGGCGTCCAGCTGCTCGTCTGACCACTCGGGGCCAAAGGTGTTGCTGAGCTTGGTTGTCTGGTTGATGCCGAAGCTCTGCCCTTCTTCACCGCCCCGAGCCATCACCAGATCCTTGGTGGCAATGGACCCAGCAGCAACCGCTGGGCCAAGCGTCATCAGCAGCGCTGGCTTCTTGAGGTGTTGTGCCGCTGTCCCGAAGTCACCGGCACGCATGGCTTTCCATGCCTCAACCGGTTCGTCCTTGAGCATTTCCAAGGCGAAGCGCTGGTACATGATGGCAAAGGACTTCAACTGGTAGATCATCGCACCCCACGGGCTGTTGGCGAATAGGGGCATGTCGTGCGGCTTGGGGCTAAAGATCGTCGCGTCCGTGAAGCGGATGATGGCACGCTCAAACATGGCGTCCGCATCGGTCTCGCCGCCCACACGGGGCAGGGGCTGAGACGGATCAAAAGTCATGCCGAACTTAATCAACTCACGGGCGTGACGGTTGTAGGCTGGCGACCCCTTGGCCCCCGATCCCATCTTCTTCAGCGCCTCCATGTGGTGACGGAGGCCATGCTCGGCGATGGCTGCGGCGCCAGCGCGTTGCATGTTCGTCCAAGGCGTGAGGCCAGTCATTTTAAAGAACGTCGACTGGATGATGTTGCTGCCGTCGCCGACCAGCTGGGCCATTCGTTCGTGCGTGATGCCATCCATTGCGATGCCGATGCGCCGGATGCTGTCTCGGTACTCCTTGTTGGTGAGGTACTTCGACCAGCCTTGCCACGCAGCCTTGAAGTCGCCGCTGCGGATGATCGGCATTGCCAAGTCGGAGAACGAGGTGATGGTTGCGTAGGACAGCAGGGTCACATTCTGGAAAGCACGCAGGTTCCGAGACGCGTTCCGCATGGACTGCGAAGCTCGGTTGGCCGGCTTACGCATAATCAGTCGGCTGTACCCCTCGGCGGCGATCATGTCGTCGTTAGAGATGCTGGCCTCTTGACCCTTGTAGTCTTTGAGCGCGTCGATGATTGCGTCCACCCGGCGCTGATAGGTCTTCGGCATGGTGTCCGCTTCGTAGGCGTCGTACAGAATTTTCCGTGCGCCCTCAATATTTGTGCGGGCTTCCTCCAATGCCTTGTCAGCCACTTTAACAGCTTGGCCTTCCGACAACATGGAGATGCCGATGGTCTTGTTCTGTCTCTTGGCTCCATCGGGGCCAACAACGTATCGACCCGTCGAGAAGTGTTTGTCGGTGGACAGCAGCTCAATGATGCCGTTGCGCCCTTCTTGTGCGGCCTTCGCGTAGTCCATGATGCCGTGACCGTTGACGCCGAAGTATTCAGCCTGCTGGATCACGCGCTCCGTCTCGTCGAAGTAGCGGACGACGGTCGCCATGAGCGACTGCTCTTGATACTTCTGTGCGCTTTCCAGAAGCTCGGGGGCCACTTGCTGGAACTTCAGCAGTCGGCTGAAGTCCGCGCTGTCGATGAGAGCCTTTGGGCTGTCAGCGTCGAAGTCGACCACGCCGGTGTCGTTGCCGGTAATGTTGGCAAAGATCTTGTCGGCAAAGGCCTTGGCTTCATCGTTGGTGCTCTGTGGGTTCTCGCGCTTGAAGTAGCTGAACATCAAGCCCTTGAAGCCCTCCTCGTCCCGGCGGATGATTTCTGGGTTCCAGACCTGTGGGAAATAGGCCGGCCCTAAATCGCCCACCAGTACGCCAGCCGCCTTCATGCGGTCCAGCTGCGTGCGGAACACTTTGCGCAGACGCGTGTACATCTGACGCTCTTGCTCGTTCGCCAAGTTGGGTGCCTTCGATGGGTCGATCATCGCAGCACGGATGCGGCGTAGCGGGGCAGGCTCGTTGAACTGCTTGGCCAGCACCTTGTTGCCCTGCCAAGACGTGGTCATGTAGTTGGCCACCTTGGACAGCAGGTTGTCTGGCATGCCGGGTAGGTTGTTGAGGCCGATGACGTCGTCGTCCCCCTCAAGGATAGGCATTATCGTGCGGCCAAGAACGCGCGTGTGCTCTGCCGTGAAGTTGTTGAACTTCTTGGCCAGCGTCGTCATGCCGGCCTTGTTGAGCCGCTGTTCTGCGCCGTCGAGCGCCGAACTCAAGATCTTGCTGAGAGGTGTAGCGACACGCGTCCGAGACCCGGTAATCAGGCTGGAGGCGACGCCAGCTACCGTGTCGGATACGCCGGAGTTGGCCCGCAAGTAGTCTTCGACCGCGCCTGCGCTAGTTGGTGGCAGCTTCGTCTCGGTCGAGACAAGCTCCCAGAACGCTGCGCCAACGCCCGACTTCAGAACTGTCTCGTCGTCTGGGTCCACTGGCAGATCTGGGGCACGCAGGCTGCGCACGTTGTCTCCGTCAAAGATTGCGAAGATAGGGCGAGCAACGCCTTCGTCGTCCATCGTCCCGGCAACGCCGTCATACCCAGCGGAGCGCAGGCGTTCGTTGATAATATTACGCGCCTGTCCTTGGCTGACGCCTGCACGCTCAAGAACGTCGACCGCTGCAACGTACAGGTCGTCACCGTCAATGACCTCGTCGACAGTCTGGCTGAACAGGAGGCCAGCACGCTGGTCGGCGGACGTGATGGCATCCATCAGCAGGCTGACCATTGGGCTGTCTGGTGTGTACTGGATATTCTGTTGGAAGTTGGCGATTGCCTGCGCTCGCGTGACAACAGGCGCCACGTCGTCGAAGGTGCGCCCAGTTGCGTCCAGCTTCTCAAGCAGGCCTTCACGCTGGTCAAGCAGGCTCGACATCTTGTCTCGCAGTGCGGTTGCTTCTGCGCTGGTCTCGGCCATAGCCTGCTGGCCACGCGCTTGGAGGATGGACCGGTCGATGCTGGCCACTCGCTCCATGATGTCTTCGGCCTCATCTTCAAAGCCAGTGCGAGCCGGGATGTCACCGCCCTTGGTGCGTAGTGCGCCGACTGGGTCGGACGAGACGTAGGTGGCCACACCAAACATGCCGTTGGTCTGCGCTCGGCCTTGGTTGTCCACCTTGCGGCCCCGGCGGACCGGAACATACAGCGCAGTTGGCAGGCCGTCTGGCGTCAGGTTGAACGCGCCTTTGGTGAAGATCTGAATGCCGTTGCGAAGACGGGCTGTGCCGTGACGCAGGACTTCGGAGAACGCGTCAGCCGCGACCTCTGGTGCCACTGCGTTGCCGACGCCGTGCATCGCTGTGATTGGCCGCTTGTTGTTGGCGAACATATCACCGTACACGGTCAGGCCCGGATACTTCTTGCGCAGCGCTGGGCTGGCAATCAGTCCGTTCACAAGGTAGCCCGTGCGGTCCATGTAGTTGCGCGCCCGACGCAGGAAGGTGGCCCGGTCCGGGCTGTCTGGGAATACGCGATCAAACGTCGTGCGGCCCGAAAGGAGCTGGACTACGGCGTCAGCCATGAACTCGTCAGCTGGTCGACCGTTGATGCGTTCGAGGCCCATGTCGTTGCTGCCACGGATGGCCAACAAGGCTACGTCTCGGATCGGGTCTTCGCCGCCCTTCAGTCCTTGAGCGATCTGGCGCATCTGGGTGCGCAGCTGGCGGAACATGTCACTGGCTTCTGTAAGGGCAGGGCCGCTCGTGTCTGGCTGGCGGCCAAACAATGGAGCAAGCACTGCTTCGCGTGCTGGCTCGTCGCCCGTGTTGGTGGCCCCGACCATGTTCATGGTGCGGAAGAACAGCTGCCGCATGGTCGCTGTGGTCTCCTCGTCTCGGCGGACGTTCATGCGACGCTGAAGATCTTGGATCTGAGGTCGTGCGCCCAGCGAGACGCCGTCTTCGTTGACGCCGTTCTCAGTAATCTCCGTCAGGCGCAGGTTGTCGACCATGCTGTCCTGCGGGACGACGTTTTCCTTGCCACCCATGCTTCGATACGCAGAGCGGTGCTTGGCAAACTGCTTCATGTCGTTGTCGTGGTACGCCTTGAGCATGAGAGACATCAGACCTTGGCGGTCTTCGCCACCGGTGTACTTTTCAACGCCCTCATCGACAGGCTCAGCGTCCAGTTTGCGCTTGATGAGCTGGGCGATAGCCCGGTCCCTGTTGGGCAGGGGGCCACTGCGGTTGGTGAGGTCCAGCAAGCTCGCCAGCTCCTCAACCGACGCATCGACAGGGACGTCGAGTTTGACCGCCTCCTTCTCTAGCGTCTCTTGTGGCTTGTTGGCGTTCGTGTGGTCGTACGCGCTATTCGCAAGCCGTGCCCAACGTCCTTTGCCTGCCGCCCGCTTTTCGCTGGACTGCTTACCTTTGGATTTCTTGCCTGATTTGTGCATGTGGGCGAGGCGGCGCATGATGCTTTGGCCAGAGGCGAAGTCGTCGAACTGGCGCTCCAGCACTTCCTCGATGTCGAACAGGATGTCTTGGATGACGCCGGGGCCATTCTCGTCTCCAGTCCACGCCCTTGCGACGCGCTCGTATTTTTCCGGGGTGAACTCGTCTGTGATGAACGGCAGCTCATCTGCGGCGGGGTTGTAGCCGTACTCGTTGCGGCTCTTGCTGGTGTCGATGACCAGTACCGTGTCGTTAATGTCAGAAATAGCCTTGCGGATTTGGAAGACGATTTCTTCGATTGGCACAAAGGTGCCAGTATTGTTGCCGCGAGTGGTGCCGCCTTTGCGCTGGGCGATCCACTTGTTCTGCGCCTTGGTATTGGTCAGGGAGTGCAGGTAGCCAAGCGTCTTAATGGCCATACCCTCCAGCGCCGACCCTTGCTCGATTGCAGTGGTCCATTCACCCTTGATGTCTTCCAGATCGGCAAAGCGAGACTGGATGGCTTGGGCCGTTTTGTCCTTCGGCGGGTTCTGCATGTCCGTGATCCGGTAGATCAGGCGCTCGGTGTCGTCGAGGATGTTGGAGAAGATCGGGTCGAACTTCTCTGGAACACCGCCAGACATAAAAAAGTCGAACAGCCTGCGGAAGATCGTGCCCAGCTTCTCAAAGAAGGTGAGGTTGGCGTTTTGCAAGCTCTTACGGAAGACTTTGTCGCTGGCCCATTTGGTGAACAGGTTGGCGAAGACTTCTTGGAAGTTTGCGCCGACATCCAAACCTTCCGGCGCACCGCCAAGACCGAGACGGTCCATGCGCAGGTTTCCGTTGTCGTCGATGTATTGGGCCAACTCAGTAAACCATGACGCCTTAATCCGTGGCGTCAGAACGTAGTCGGTAGACCAGTGGCCAAGCTCATGGAGCAAGGCGTGCATCGGGTGGAAGCCGCTCTCAGTGTTGAGCGTAATCTCCCCCGAGGATCTGAACTTGTACTGACTAGCGCCGACCTCCTGTGCTTGCACGGCGGCGGGGCTGTAGGTGCCGCCTACGTCTCTTGGCATGTCCACGCCTTTGACAAGGGTGGGTGCGCCGTCTGTTTTTACACCGGTCACGAGGCGCAGCATCATTTGCAGGGTCTCGGTGTCGGCGTCTTTGTACATGCTTTCCAGCGCCTTGTAGGCGGCTGCGCGGGTCGCCTGCGGGAAGGTAATGCCCTGCGGCAACACGCGAGACATGTAGCCGTAGAACATGGAGGCACGCTGGATCAGCTGGCCAGCGTTGCCGCCCTTCAGTCCGACACGCCACAGCTCGGCTTCGCGGGTCATCAGGTCTTGGAAGGTGGCGAAGGACTGGCCGTTGTCCAAGTAGCTTTTAAACAACGCCTGCTCTTGATCCGTCTCGGGCGCTGGCAGCTCAAGGTCTGCAATGTCTCGGAACAACGGAGCGCCAGCGATCTTGTCGTCGTAGCTTTTGCGCTGAAGCGGAAGCTCGTCTTTGCTGGTCTTGATCGGCTCCATGTCCTTGACCATGTCGGCAAGGACTTTCTGCTTGTTGCTGACGCCTTTAACTTTCGGGAGGTAGTAGAGGTTCCAGTGGTCTGGGTTCCAGTTCTCCCCCATGGCCTGCCCATTGCGAGGCATGCCCAGCATGTTTCGGAAGTTCCCGCCTTTCGCGATGTTGCTGTCGCTGGCCTGCCGTATGCGGACAGACGGCGCTTCGGCTTCTGGGCCAACGTACTCGGCGACCAGTCGCAGGTCGCCCTTGGAGGCCGGCGTGTCCAGCATCGGGTCGGGCTGACCCATGGCAGTCGCGCCGTAGTCGTAGCGCGTGACGCCGTTCTTGTCCTCGAACTGCTGGATGGCCCGTGCATCAGCGTCTAGGGCGGCCTTCTTCTCGACGGAGGTGCGCTCTCGGTGAACCAAGACGCGGCTCAGAATGTCGCGAGCTTCTTCGTAGGTGTCACCGGCG